GGGGTGCTGGAGTTTGGGGTGGTGGAGTCAACGCTGTTCCTGGTCAAGATATAGTACCAACTCCTGCCGTAGCAACTGGATCTATTGGAACAGTTACAGTCACTGGTACTGGTATTTTTTCACTAACTGGTAATGTAGGAACTACTGCGGTAGGTAATCCACTTGTTGGTGCTGGAGCTAGAGTAACCGAAACTGGTTTAACTGGTACAGTAGGTTTTGGTGATGAGTCTGTCGTGGGTACTGCTTTAGTAGCAGTCACTGGCAATGCTGGGACAACATCTGTTGGAGCTGTAGCTCTGATAACATCTACTGGTGCGCCCACAACTGGAATTGTAGGAACAACTGCACTTGGCTCTGAATCAGTAACGGCAGGCTCTAATACGGCAGTAACTTTGGCAGGAGCAACAATTTCTTTAGGAAGTATTGCAACATCTGGTGGTTCTGTGTTATCTTTGACTGGAGTGAGTGCTACAGGTTCAACTGGTGAAGAGAATGTCTGGGGTTTAATCGTTCCAGATCAAGTAGCAAATTGGATTGAAAGGGTCGCATAATGGCAACATATGTTAATAATCTTAGATTAAAAGAAATCGGCACAGGTGACGAATCAGGAACATGGGGTGCTTCAACTAATACAAATTTAGAACTTATAGGTGAGGCACTAGGTTTTGGCACAGAAGGTATAACCACAAATGCTGACACACATACTACCACTGTAGCAGATGGCTCGGCAGATGAGGGTAGAGCCATGTATCTTAAATATACTGGAACATTAGATTCTGCTTGTACTATTACAATAGGTCCTAATACATTAAAAAGAGTTCATATGATTGAGAACGCTACAAGTGGATCTCAAAATATAATCATATCACAAGGATCTGGTGCAAATGTAACTATTCCACCTGGCGATACAAAGGTTGTTTACCTCGATGGTGCAGGTTCTGGTGCAGCGGTTGTAGATGCTTTTGCTTCTTTATCTGCTGATGATCTAAAAGTACAAGATGATCTAAGTTTAACTTCAGACTCTGCTGTTTTAAATATAGGTGCAGACAATGATTTCCAAATTACACATAGTGGTTCTGCTGGAACTATTACAAATGGAACTGGTGATTTAACTTTTGATGTTGCAGGTGACATAACTTTTGATGCTGGTGGAGCAGACATTATACTTAAAGATGATGGCACTCAATATGGATTAATAGCAAAATCAGGTAATGATTTTATTATTAACGCTTCTGTATCAGATGGTGATTTATTATTAAAAGGTAATGATGGTGGATCAGGAATTACAGCACTTCAATTAGATATGTCAGCGGCAGGTAATGCAACTTTTAATGGCTCAGTTACTGCCAATGCAGGTGTGGTAGTTGATAACATAACCATAGATGGGCAAGAAATAGATGTATCTAGTGGTGACTTAACATTAGATGTAGCAGGAGATATTAAATTAAATGCTGATGGTGGCGATTGGCAATTTAGAGATGGTTCTGACCATATACTTTCAATATCAAACAATAGTAGTAATGTAGAAATTAAAACCGAAATATCTGATAAAGATATGAGTTTTAAAGGTAATGATGGTGGTAGTGTTATAACTGCTCTTACACTTGATATGTCTGGTGCAGGAGCGGCGACTTTTAATAATGATGTTACTGCTTTTTCTGACAAAAGACTTAAGACAGATATTTCTAATATAGAAAATGGTCTTGACAAAGTAATGCGTATGCAAGGCGTTCATTATAAAAGAAATGATGTAGAAGATGCCAGAGAACAAATTGGTGTTTTAGCACAAGACATGGAAACTGTTGTACCAGAGGTTGTGCTAACAGCAGACGATGAAATGCAAACCAAATCAGTTGACTATGGTAAACTTACAGCAGTCTTAATTGAAGCAATTAAAGACTTAAAAGCAGAAATAAATGAACTAAAAAAGGGGTAGAGAATGGCAATTTCATCATCTGGCTCAATCACAATGTCCGACATCCAAACAGAGTTTGGTGGTTCTAATCCAATAAGTTTAAGTGAATACTATGCTGGAGGTTCCAATGTTGGTGCTAACATAAGTGGTAACAATGGAACTATACCATCATCTGGTGCTATAGACATGGGTGATTTTAGAGGTTCATCAAATGTTGTATATCCAAATGCAACAGGTGGAACTATAACTACATCTGGTAATAACAGAATACATCAATTTAATTCATCTGGAACATTCGCTGTTCAATCAGTTGGTAATCAAAACACAACTCTTAGTTGGTTGATTATTGCTGGAGGAGCTGGAGGTGGTCAACATGTTGGTGGTGGAGGAGGAGCTGGAGGTCATCAAAATGCAAGTGGTGTATCTTTCAATGCAACAAATTACACAATCACAGTTGGAGCTGGAGGTTCTGGAGTTAAACAAACAAGTTCAAGAGTAGCTGGTAGTAATGGAAGTAACTCTGCTGCTTTTGGCACAACATCCACTGGAGGTGGTGGAGGTGGTGGATCTTTGAGTAATGCAAATTATCATGGTCGTGCTGGAGGCTCTGGAGGTGGAGGAGTTCATGTTGGCGGCGGTGGAGCAGGTCAATCAGGTCAAGGACACAGTGGTCGTGGTGGAAGTTCGAACCATAATGACCTCACTGGTGGAGGCGGCGGTGGAGCCGCTGGAGGTGCAGGTGGAAACAATGGTTCTGGTGGAAGTGCGAAATCATCCTCAATAACTGGTTCATCTGTTTCTAGAGCTGGAGGAGGTGGTGGAGCTAGAGGAAACCAAGCAACTGGTTCTGGTGGAGGAGGAGGAGCTTCAAGTTCAAGTAACTCTTCCAATGGTTCTTCCGATGCCACAGCAAATACTGGATCAGGTGGTGGTGGAGTCAGAGATCACGAAGGTAATAGACATTCTGGAAGTGGTGGTTCTGGTGTTGTAATAATCGCTTATCAATATCAAGGTTAATAATTATGGGTCATTATGCAAAAGTAGTAGATGGAAAAGTAGTTGAAGTCATTGTTGCACAACAAGATTTTATAGATCAATATCATTCTGGAGAAACATGGATTAAAACATCCTACAATACTCGTGGTGGCGTTCATTATCTTCCAAATGATCCAGACTCTCCACCAGAAAACAAAATTACACCTTCACCCGATCAAAGCAAGGCTTTAAGAAAAAATTATGCAGGAATTGGTGATATTTATGACTCTGAAAGAGATGCTTTCTATCAAGATTGTCCTCATGCGTCTTGGACACTAGATGAGGACACTTGCTACTGGATGCCTCCAATAGCTTACCCTAGTGATTCTGGTGATGATATTTATGTTTGGGATGAAGATGTTTACCAAGCCGACAATACAAAAGGCTGGGTTCTTTTCACTGGATGAACATGAGAAATCCTAACTCAGATTTTATACAAACTTGGACAATGCCAGAACATATTTGTGACCAACTAATAAATTGGTATAACACAAATGCAGACTATCAGTATTCTGGTACTGTAGGTGGAGGTGATTTTTCAAAGAAAGGTATAAAAGATACTTCGGTTAAAGTATCTACTGATATAGCTATTCATCCAGAAAATTTAGATAAACCTTTCAATGAATATAGAATTCGTTTGCAAGAATGTTTAAAGGATTATATTAAAACTTATCCTAAAGTAGATAGCTTATGTAAATTTAATATTGTAGAGCCTTACAATATACAACATTACAAAAAAGGTGAAGGTTTTAAAAAAGAACATTTTGAAAGAGATGGTTACAATAATAGAACTGTAAGAAGATGTTTAGTATTTATGACTTATTTAAATGATTTAGATGCTGGAGGTACTATATTTCCATATCAAAACAGAACATTAAAAGCTCAAAAAGGTAAAACTGTTATATTCCCAACAGATTGGACACATACTCATGTAGGTCAAATATCTGAAACACAAGAAAAAACAATTGTTACTGGATGGTACAGTTATATTTGGGATGAAGACAAGTCTGAAGCGTAGGGGGAAATTAAAATGGCATCAGCAGACGATGCTCATAATCATGAAAAAACATGGTTATGGGACTACTTCCAATGGACAAAGATTTTTGATAACAAACAAATAAAAGAAATAAATGAAACAATTGAAAGTTTTTACAGCGAAAAAGAAAATCCTAAAGACGGAACAGATTGGAAAAATGTATCGAATGTAAAAAAAATTTACTATGGTAGAATTAGACATTTAATTCAACATTTTGTAGAAGACGCATACAATGTTGCAGAATTTGATTTTGGTTACAATGTATTTAATCATAGAGATTTAAGACAATGTAATTTTAATATTTACGATTCAAAAGATAAATCTGATTATGGATGGCACACCGATCACTGTTTTTTACCTGCTGTTGATTGTAAATTAACTTTACTAATTAATCTATCCGAAGCACCTTATGAGGGTGGTGAATTTCAATTACTAAATACAAATAAAGAACAAACAATTGAACTCTTTGGTCAGCCTGGAAGTGCTTTTATGTTCAAATCACACATCTTACACAGAGTTCTTCCGTTAAAAAGTGGTGTAAGAAAATCATTAGCACTTTTCATACATGGACCTAGATTCCAATGAGTGAAAAAATAAATGTACACAGTCTGTTTTCCATACCTTTTTGGAAACTTGCAGTACAAGATTTTGCTACAAAAAAAGAAACTCTAATAAAATTATTAGCTCCGTTTGATGAAAAGAAAAACGAGGAAGATTTAGCTGATTTCACTACGAACAGATATGATGCAGAAGAAATAATCAAAGATTTTTCAAAAATATTATATGAGGAGTTAAAATTAGTCGCAGACTCTGTGCAAAACGATTTAAAGGTAACAGATGTTTGGTCAGTCACATACAGTAAAAATGGTTACCATCCAGTTCATAATCATGGATCAATAGGTTTGTCTGGTATTCTGTATCTAACTCTTCCAGAAGATGCACCAAAAACATCTTTTTTACAACCTTGGAATAATTTCATGACAGATAAAAGCACTTATGGTGTACCAGATGTTAAAGAGGGTGACATTATTGTAGTCCCTTCATTCATTCATCATTTTACACAACCAAATAAATCAAAACAACAAAAGAGAATTATCTCTTGGGACATGAAAAGTGGATAATATACATATTATTGATGATATAATAAATTTAGAACAACAAGAAGAAATTAAAAATCATTTACTAGGTAATAATTTTAATTGGCACTATATACATGATATAAGTCATAATGATGGTGTTCAAAAAAGACCAGCTTTTTCACATTATTTTGTTTTAAATGAAGAAGTTAACAGCAATTTTAATTATTTAACAAACAACATTATTACAAACTCATGCCAAACAGTTGATATAAAATGTAATAAAGTTATAGAGAGTAGGACTTTTTTACAATTACCTTTACATAATAATATAACAAAAGGTGATTTAGTTGATACACCACATATTGATAGAGAAACTGAACACACTGTAATATTGTATTATGTTAAAACATCTGATGGTAATACAATAATATATGACAACGATGAAGAGCATGAAATAACACCAAAACAAGGCAGAGTTGTTATCTTTAATGGACTATTGAAGCATACTGCTACACAACCAATTAATGGCAGTAGGTGTATTATAAATATAAATATTTGTTAGAGAAAGTTGGCATGAAAGAATTAGTTTGGTCTCATAGTTTAGAAAAACATCATGAAATAAAACATAATTTATTAAACAGTTTTGATAACATGGAAAAACAAACTGACAGAAATAAGTTTGAATCAATAACTTATACAGATTATTTTAATAAAACACCTCATGAACACCGACCCTATACATTTATATTTATAAATGCTTTAGATGATTTTTTTGATAATTTTAAAAAATATTATTGCACAAATGAGTTTTTAATTATTAATTGTTGGTTTCAACAATATTACAAAAACGATAATCACGAATGGCATATACACAGTGAAACAAATCTAAGTTTAGTTTATTATATTGAACTTGATAATAAGGATAAAAGTACAGAATTTTATGATTCTGTTAAAAAAGAAAAATTTCAATTAGATGTTAAAGAAGGCGACATTGTAGTATTTCCATCTTTTATACCACACAGATCTCCCAGAATAGTAACTGATAATAGAAAGACTATTATTAGCTGTAATATAAATTTGATTGATCTAGATATGAATTTAATTAATATTGGTGTACAATAGTTTAAATAAGAGGTTCAGATGCCATTAACAAGTTTAAAATTTAGACCAGGTATTAACAGAGAAGTAACTTCCTTTTCAAATGAAGGAGGTTATTTTGATTGTGAAAAAATTAGATTTTACACACCTTTTCCAGAAAAAATAGGTGGTTGGGTTAAACAATCAAACAATACCTATCTAGGCTCTGCAAGAGCATTACATAACTGGTTAGCTTTAGATGGCTCTAACTTTATGGGTGTAGGCACACATCTTAAATATTACATAGAAGAAGGTGGCAGTTTTACCGATATTACTCCAATAAGAAAAACATCAACAAATAGTATTACTTTTGCGGCAGTTGATGGATCTGCTGAACTTACAGTTACCGATAGCACTCATGGTGCAGTACAAAATGATTTTGTTACAATATCTGGTGCAGTAAGTTTAGGTGGCAACATTACTGCTTCTGTTTTAAATGCAGAGCATCAAATAACCACTATCGTAAACGCCAATTCATACAAAATTACTGTAAGTGCGACAGCTAACAGTTCTGATACAGGTAATGGTGGATCAGGAGTTGATGGAGTGTATCAAATAAATGTAGGACTTGACACCTCCGTTGGTGGTGTTGGATGGGGTGCAGGTGGATATGGTGGTGTTAATTCAGATCTTTCAACATTTGGTTGGGGATTGGCTGCATCTACTGGAACAACTGCTGAAATAAGAGTATGGACACATGATAATTTTGGTGAGGATTTATTAATAAACCCAAGAGATGGTGCTATTTTTTATTGGGATAAATCTGATGGTTTAGGCAGTAGAGCAGTGTTGCTATCAAGTGAAAGTGGAGCATCAGATGTTCCGACCATCGCAAAACAAATTATGGTTTCAGATATAGACAGACATATTATAGCATTTGGAGCGAACACATTAGGAACTACTACACAAGATCCGTTACTAATACGATTTGGATCACAAGAATCTCTAATAGATTTTACACCAACAGCTACAAATACTGCTGGTGATTTAAGGTTAAGTAGTGGTTCTACTTTTGTGCAAGCTGTTGAAACAAGACAACAAATTCTCATTTTTACTGACAGAAGTCTTTTTAGCATGAAATTTATTGGACCTCCGTTTACTTTCGGTTTGCAAGAGTTATCTAAAAGCATAACCATTATTAGTCCAAAATCGGCTGTGGCAGTTGAAGACTCTGTATTTTGGATGGGTATAGATACTTTTTACATTTATACTGGAGGTCAAACTACACAATTACCATGCACAGTAAGAGATAAGATTTTTCTTGATTTTAATACAGCACAATCAGACAAGGTTTTTGGAGCAGTAAATACACAATGGACAGAGGTTTGGTGGTTTTATCCATCTGCAAGTTCAGATGAAAATGATAAGTATGTAATTTATAATTATGCCAACAAAACTTGGTACTACGGAACTTTAACAAGAACTGCATGGCATGACCGAGGTATTAGAAGATTCCCAATAGCAGCAGGATCATCACACCTTTTTGAGCATGAAAATGGTAATGATGATGATGGATCTGCAATGACAGCATCCGTTGAATCTAGTCAACTAGATATTGGAGATGGCTATCAATTTAATTTTATAAGGCAACTAATTCCAGATGTTAGCTTCAACGGATCAACAAGTAACACTGGCAATCCTAATGTTACTTTTACATTGCAAGCAAGAAATGGACCTGGTAGTACATATGATACAAATTCTAGTGGGATTGCAACACGAACTGCAACAACTCCAGTTGAACAATTTACAGATCGTGTTGATTTAAGGTTACGAGGCAGATCGTTTAACATAAAACTTGAATCAACAGATCAGGGTGTATCATGGAGATTAGGCACACCAAGAGTTGATATTAGACCAGATGGAAGACAATAATGTTAATTACTACTATACCTCAATATATACAAAATATTACAAATGCTAAAGCCGACTTAACAGCAAATACGGCTACAACTTTATACACAGCTCCGAGTGGTGCAGATTTTAATGCAACTGTTATTTCATCTATTTTAGTTTCAGAAGATTCTGGTAATGCAGATACAATAACTGTAACCATAACAAATGGCAGTGATGTATTTAGTTTATTTAAAGTAAAAGCAGTGGATGCAAACACAACTATTGAACTACTGACAAGGGATCTTGTTTTACAAGGTGGAGAAATATTAAAAGTAACGGCAGCAACAGCAAATAGACTTCACGTTGTTGCAAGTGTCCAAGAATTTGCACAGAATAGAAATACGACAAGTGGTATATAGACAGTAAAACATTATTAAGGTAAGATGAAGCCATGAGTTTAGGTAAGTTATTAAAACAAATAGCTCCCATAGCAATAAGTGCTTTTGCAGGACCTGCTTTAGGAGCTTCTTTTGGAGCCAGCAGCCCTTTTTTAAGTAGAGCTGTAACAGGAGCTTTAACATCAAAGCTTATGGGTGGTAAAACTAAGGATGCACTAAGGAATGCTTTAATTTCAGGTGTTACTGGTTCTGTGTTTGATCAGTTTGGTGGTGGTGAACAGGCTGTTCCTACTGGTGGAGAGGGAACAATTGTTCGGAAAGGTCTACCAACTGGCAGTCGAGGAAGTGGTGAATTTTTAAGAACTGGTGAATCTGCATCAGGATCAGCAGTTGTTCCAACAGAACAAGCAACTAAAAAGATAGCAGAATCATTTAAACCAAGAACATTTAGTGCAGAGTTACTTAAATCTGCTGGTGTAGGTGGTGATAATTTATTTTCTCGTTTGCTTAACACACCATTGGGAGAAGGCTTAACAGCAGGGTTGTTAGCACAACTGCTATCTGGTGGTGATGAAGATGAGGACACAAGGACATCCTTTGAGAGAAGACCTTTTGGTACAGGCGGACCTGGTGGTAGACTAGGTGGAATAACATTTGCTAGAGAAGGTGGAGAAATGGGATTCCCAAGACGTAATGGTGGTATAGATCCATCAGAAGGTTCAGGTACAAAAGATGATGTGCCTGCTATGTTGATGGCAGGTGAATTTGTGTTGACAAAAGACGCAGTTAAAGGTTTAGGTGATGGTAATCAAAGAAAAGGTATACAAAGAGCCTATAATATGATGGATAACTTGGAAGCGAGGGCATAATGGCTGTTCAAACTGTAGAAAACATACAAAGATTACCTCCATTCTTAGAAGGTCTGCAAAAAAGATTGTTGCAAACTGGATTTGGTGAATTTGATGGTGAAGACCAAACCACGCCAGGTTTACTAGACAGCCCACTAAACCTTCCACAATTTCAAATTGCAGGCATGGATCCTTTAAGAAGTCGTGCAGTATCATTGGGTGAAAATTTAGTAGGATCGTTTAAACCTTTTATTCAGGGAGCAAGGGATCAAACTTTAGCTGGTCAACAAGCACTGACATCAGGGTTGCAATTTTTACAACCAGGTCAAGGTAAAGGCTTTACCGATTCATTGGTAGATCAGACGACTGCTAATATTTCTAAATTTCAAAATCCATTTCAACAACAAGTTATTGATGCTTCTATGAGAGAGCTTGATCGACAAGCAGATATGCAAAGAGCAGGTGCTAGAGCGCAAGCTATACAATCTGGTGCATTCGGTGGATCAAGAGAAGGTATTAGACAAGCCGAAGCTGACAGAGGTTTACAACAAGTTAAAGCTGATACTTTGTCAAGATTATTAGCATCAGGCTTTGGGACAGCATTGCAAGCGTCACAAGGAGCTGCTGGAGCTGGTTTAAAATCAGCTCTAGATGCAGGAAGACTATCTGGTGGACTAGGACAGGCTTTTGGCACTTTAGCAGGCACTACGGGTGATGTAGGACGTTTACAGCAGGCACTAGGTCAAGCAGATATATCACAATTAACACAATTAGGTGCTTTGAGGCAGGGACAGTCTCAAGCAGAACTAGATGCAACACGTCAAAATTTAATGCAACAAGCACAAGAACCATTCACAAGGTTACAATTAGGACAAAACTTACTGCAAGGTATGCCGAGTGCTTCTATACCTTCGACATTCCAGCAGGCAACATCACCTGGTGCAAATCCATTCTTGCAGGGTATTGGTGCATATACAACATTGTCACAAATTGCACCTTTTGGTGGTAATTCTAAGTAGGATACAAGCATGGCAAAGCAACCAACATTAACTTCTGGATTAACTGTAAATTCACCTGGCGTTAGTTCTACTCCTACAAGTCAAATGGGTTTGTTAGGAAAAATACTTGAGCTAACAGGAGTTAAACCTTTAGCTCAACAATTAGCAGAAGAACAACAAGCAAAAGACAGAACAATATTAAGTGGTCAATTAGACACACAAGAACCAAAAACAAAATTATCTCAACTTGGAGTAGGAGTTCCCTCTTTTTCTAATGATGTGCAGAATTTTATTAATCAAGACTCTTTAAATAAACAAAGAATAAAAAAATTTGAACAAGAACAAGCACAAAAAAATTTAAGTAATGTTGAGGGAGCATCTTCTGTTGATAATGCCGAATTAGGAGATAAAACTGCTGGTATTGATCAAGACTCAACTGGTGCAGGATCACAAAAGCAAGCGGAATTAGATGAAATAATGGCACTTGGAGCTATGTCTGATGCAGATATAGACTACACTGATGTAGGAGAGCCAGGTTCATTAGAGCCAGAGCCAGAAGAAAAGACAACATTAGCTAAAGAACAGCAAGCATTACAAGATTTGTTTAAAGACACCATGAAAGAAACTATGGATTTATACGGAGATGCTGAAAAAGATGCTAAAGTAAAGACTATAGAAGAATATAAAGATGATTTTCAAAAAGCAACAGGTATTGATATATCAGGAGAGCCTGATAATAAAAATGCTTTGATGGCTTTAGGATTTAGGTTTATGGCAAACAGAGCTGGTAAAGATTTTGATTTATCAAATATTTTACGAGAAACTGGTGAAATAGGACTAAAGTCATTACCAGATTTTGAAAAAGCAAAAGACAAAGCAAAAGCTGGTCAATTAGCTTCTGGTAAATTTGCATTAGGACAGAAGTTGGCTGACACAAAAGCATTAACAGCTCTTAATAAAGAGAAAAGATTAGCTCTGTTAGGTCTTGGAAAAGAATTTAGATCATTGGCTGAAAAGAGAAGAGCAGAAGCAGCCAAACACCTTAATTCTGTAGAATTAAAAGAACTAGAGTTTACTGCAAAAAGGTTAGAAGCATATCGTAAGGGACAAGCAAAGTTATCTGAAATAACTAAAAATCAAGGGTTTGCACCTGTAGATGGGCAACCTGGCTTAAAAATTCAAAAAGCTTTAAGAAAAGATGCAAGTGTGGGCAATCCTCTTGTTTATACACAAGCTCCTGATGATATTAGAAGATTTAAAGATTCTTACG